GCGCTTTGTGCCCCTCTGCATCTCTATCTCCTTTAGCGTATTTAGCGTATTTAGCGTATTTACCCTGATTAATCTCTATCTCTCTGACAGACTTAATCTAGGGTATTTACCCTATTATCATACCATCTAGCCTCTTCGCTTTACAGTCTGAAGAGATTATCATTCTTTGTAGACGACGAGAAAAATATACGATTTAAAACGTTCGATATCAGATAAAAGTGTCGGGGAGGGCGGTCGCATAGGGTAGTGGTCGGTCTGATTTTGGTTTAAATTTGGAGGGGCCCTTGACTTTTCGGGTGTCGAGTCGAGGCACAAGTTCCCTGAGTGTTTAAATAACCTCCAGAAAACGGGATATGAAGACCAGATAAATAAGATAAGATGATGCGTTAAAGTCCTAAGAATGTAGAATAAGATACCCAGGAAAAAATTTCCCGGGGCGCAGAACTATTTACTAGTCGGAACGAAGTGTATATTTATAGTATAAGGAGGTACGCCTTTCAGGACGTACCAAATCCGGAGGATTACATATGCCAAGACGCGAATCAGTCGACTTAGTCATGCGCAGGTCATATCGTCAGAGAGACGTAGAAACATTTATTTGGTCATGTCTGAAACTGACTGAAGAGGAAATCAAAAACAAAGTGTCACCTAAAAGTCGAACTTTCAACGGTCGCGACATTGTGGGCTTTGTGAACACATTGGTGAACTTAGAACGTGTTCGAGGTGGGAACAAACCGACTGAAGAAGACGACGCTTGGGGTGATTGGGGCAAACCTCCTCCACTTTCAGTTGTGAAGAACGATGTTGACGATGATGAAGAATCTGAAGACGAGGAGTAACCGTTGCCTCCTGCTAAAAACAGAGCTAGTGGTGCCTCTATTCACAAGTTACTCTCAGGTCCTTGGAAGTCCACACTACTTGACCCGTTAGAGTTCATTTCTCGTCTGAAGATTATTGACAAGAAGGGCGTTCGTGTGAATCTCATTCCTAATCAGGAGCAGATAGAGATTATTCAAGCGCTAGAAGAAGAAGATGAAGACTTGCTCATCCTAAAAGGTAGACAAATCGGAAGCTCTACTATTATCGTTGCCTGGTTGTTCTGGAAATCTTACACTTCGACAGAACCTATCACATTGGCCACTATGTCACACAAGACAAATTCGGCTCGACATCTGCTAGGCATCATTAAGAATATGCACGACACTCTGCCTAAAGCTCTTCAGCGTGGTATCTCAGTTGACAACGGTACCGAACTACGCTTTGCAGACACTGGTGCAGGTGTCATTGCTGTAAGTGCTGAAGGTAAAGGCGGACTTCGGTCGTTCTCTTGCAACGCTCTTCACATCTCAGAATTTGCCTTTGCTGACAACCCTGAAGAACTTAAAGCCACAGCCATTGCTGCTCTAAACGGCGGCAAAATGGTCATGGAGTCTACAGCAAACCACTGGGGTGACGGTGTGCAGCAGGAATGGACTCGTGCTGAGAAAGGTGAAGCCGAATGGAGACGTCTCTTCTTCCCTTGGTTTGCTCATAGAGCCTACACCCTACCTATTCCGCTTGACGACGAAGGTGAACCTATTCAGTTAGAATGGCGACCTGACGAAGAAGCTCTTCAGACACGTTATGACCTTACTGACGGCCAACTACTTTGGCGTCGTCAACGCATTGGTAAGTTAGGTTTAGAGAAGTTTCGGCGTGAATTCCCAGCATCACCTGAAGAAGCTTACACAGTTGCTGGTGACACCTTTTTCCATGAAGAAGACTTTACTGATGTCGAAGTGGTCACTACCGACGATTACCACTGGAGCGTGTTTGAAGAACCTCATGCGGGTGACTCCTATGCGATTGGAGTCGACGTTGCGGCTGGTATTGGTCGTGACTACTCAGTCATCTTTGTAATGTCTAAAATGACCGGTTCTCCTTGTGCAGTTTGGCGAAGCAACAGAACAGAACCTACTTTATTAGCTGAGCAGATTATTGACATTGCAACCGAGTATAATTACGCTCATGTATTGGTAGAATCTAACAACTTTGGTGGCATTGTTCTTAATCAGATGCGACACGAAGGTTGGAGACATTTCTGGAAAGCTAGTGATGGTAAAGACTGGGTGACTTCAGCTAAAACCAAAGCTCAAATCTTTGAAGGTCTACGGGCTAAACTTACGAGAAGTGAAATACGTCATATTGACCGAGCTACTTATGATGAGCTTCGTGCTATTACAGTTTCTGAACGAGGCACAATTGAACTACAGCGAAACGAAGGCGCACATAGTGACTCTGCTATGGCTCTTGCATTGGCTTGTCAGTGTCTAGACAAGGTTAAATTACCTGAAATAAATATTCTGCCGGACTGGATAAGACAGCGTAGAGTAGACCGAATCATCTTAAATCACGGTGTTAGTTGCGGACCAACTAGGAGATATTCATGAACACAAAAGATATAATCAGACTTATCAGAATTATCAACTCAGAACACCAGGACTACTGGCAAGATAAATCTTCAGAGATGAAGAAATATCGCGATGTTTATGAAACTAAATTTTGGAGAAGTCTAGATTACGATGCCTCTATGATTCGTGTAGAGACACCTGACGCATACTCTTACATCGAAAGCTACATTGCCTCACTCTTTACTCGGGCACCTGCTGTTGTTATTGGTAAAGATGTTGCTGCTAGTGCCGGTGAACCTGCTAATCCACAAGCTGCACAAGCCATTGCTAACCGCTGGCTCTTCCGCAAACGTGAACAAATTGAAAACGCTTCACGTCTTGCTCTAATTTACGACTTTTCTGCACTTAAACTTATTCCTCAGACTTCTGTGTCTATGCTGGATAAAGCTGAAGTAGTTGCAGTTCCACCTTGGGAGGTCATCGTTGACAGAGATGCTGGCTCTCCAATTCAGCAGCGTTTCATTGGTCATACATACTTCCTGACAGTAGATGACGCCAAAGCTCGATTTGGAGATAAAAAATTCACAGCCATTCCAAAACTTGACTATTTCGATAAATACGGACCATCTAATGCGATGCCAAGATATGAAGGCCAAGCTCGGCAGTCCATCGATGACCTTCCAGACTCTTACCTCTACATTCAGATTGTAGAACTTTATGACTTGCTTGCTGATGAAGTCTATTTCTGGTCACCACAGTGGAAACTAGGTGAAGAACTTTTGCAGAGAGCTGAGATTCCACTAAGAACAAGTGACAATCGTCCTCTGCCACCTATTCAGACACTTTACTACAGCAGAATTCCTGACAGCCCTATGGAAGGCATCTCTGCAATGGGTCGTGTTTATGACCAGTTCTACGAAAAGAACATCCTACGCACTTACTGGGCTAACTCAGTTCGTCGTGACTCTCGTCAGTACATCTACAAGGAGGGCACAATGGATGAAGAAGCACTTGCTAAGATTACAGCAGGTGTCGATGGTGCTATGATTGCCGTTGACCATGACACTCTTGATGGCGTCATTCGTGAAGTTGGTGTCACACCTATTTCGTCTAACTTTGACCGCTACAGCAACTACATTGAATCTGATATTAACCGCGGTTCTGTTGTTCAGACATTTGCTGGTGAACCTACTAAGGCTTCTGCCACAGAAATTACAGCCATCGCTTCGTATGCTGCCTCTGAAATGGGTAAACTTGCTCGTGAAAGAGACTCTGTAATTGAAAAAATCACTGAATGCTATCTACGTTTCATCTATTTACTTGCTGAAGAAGGCGACAAGGCCGTTGTGGAAGCAGATGGAAAAGCCGTGATAGTTACACCTTCTGACATTGACTCTCAGTTTAAGATTGTTGCACTTGACCAGGGTTCACAACCACTTGCTGATGCTCTGAAGAAGCAAAATCTTGTTGCGTTACTTCCAACTCTTCAGTCTTTGGGTGTTCCTTCAGCACTTCTACTTGAAGAAGTTGTCCGAGCTTACGAACTACCCAAAACTTTTATTGACGCTGCTCTACAAGCTGCTCAGAATGCTCCTAAAGAAGGTGGTGATGTTAGAGCACCTACTTCAGCAGCAGCTGAACGCTTAGAAGCAGGTCCTCGTGAACAAATAAACAGTGCGGCACAAGTCGCCAACCGACTCTAGGAGAATATTTTGCCCCTTTATGATTTCAGAATTTATACAGCAGATGGCGTGGCTACAGATGAAGTCTTTGAGAAGTTCTTCAAAAGTAACGGCTCGATTCCAAAGAAACTTGTTCATTCAGATGGCTCTTATGCTCTCAGAATTCCTTCGCTGCCAGCAAAAACACCTGGACTTTGGCATGCAGGGTGGTCAAACGGTCTAGATGGTGGTGAATGGTCAGCTTCTCTTGGCAAGAAAGTTGCTAACAAGCACGAAGAAGCAAAAGAGATGAAAAAGAGAGGATTTATTCCGGAATCTGACTTAGGCAGTGGCTGGATTGAAAAGACACAAGCTAAATTGTCAGAAAAATGGCAAGCTCAAGCAAATTATGCACACACTTATCAAGAAAACTTAAAAACTATGGCACCTGAAGATGCAGTGGCCGCAACTTGGTCTGCTGAGGATTGTCTTAGTGGAAAAGTAGATGATATCTATAATACAGAAGGAGTAATTCAAAAATGAAAAACATGAAAGGCCCAAAAAAAGTAGAAATTGAAGTCGAGATGAGCGGCGGACCTATGTCAGACATGGCTGATGAAGCCGAATACATGGACGAGCAAAAGTTTATGGAGATGGCTCCTAAAGGCAAGTTTACTCCAAAAGCTTTGATGCCTCTGGTCAAAGAAACAAACAAGATGCTTCCTCTTTTCGGTCAGACTGGTGACTACCCAGCAATTCGTGAAGAATTAGGACAACTTCCTGTTGACTTTGTCAGAGTTCTTTCTATGTTCAAGGCTGCAGTTGATGATGCAATCGAAGCTGATGTTGTCACACCTGACATGGCTATCGACTTATCAGTCATTAAAGACGACAGCGGTCTAATGCTTCTTGCTGGCAAACTAAACTCTCTTCAGAAGTCCATGCAATTCAAGCGCTTCCTCAAAGAGCCTATGAAAGAAGAAGAAGAGATGCCTACTGTTGATGAAGAGCGCACACCAATGCCTGAAATGAGCATGTCTGAAGAAGACGACATGATGATGAGTCGTATGTAATGGCTATCAAAAAAGTCGGTTCTAAATTCTATGCCACTTCTAAATCAGGTCGCCGTCTGAGCAAGAAGCCAAAGACTAAAAAAGCTGCTATGAAGCAGTTGGCTGCAGTCGAAATCTCTAAACAAAAAAGGAGAAAGAAATAATGGCTAAACCAGCAAAAGGTAAAAAATTCGTTAAAGTCGTCAAGAATACAAAAACTGGACGCACAAAACGTGTATCTTACGGTGCAAGTGGTTATAAAATTTCACCTGGAACTGCTCGTGGTGACTCTTACTGCGCTCGTTCTTACGGCATCAAACAAGAAATGCTGAAGAAGGGCGGAGCATCTGCCAAGAAAGCACGTGACCCTAACTCACCCAACAACCTCAGTCGTAAGAAATGGCGTTGTCAAGGGAAGAAGTCGAAGTAGGTTTGTATTTGCAGTTGTCAAAATGATGTTGTTTAGATAGACCAACATTGTTTAATGCACCGCAATGAGGACATTCCAATAGTATTTTATTCGCTTTATCAAAGCATGCTGCACACTTTTCAGGATATCTTTTCGAAATATGTTTTCCATCTTTAACTGTATCAAGTGCATTTTCTGACCATGTTCCCCAAACGATGTGCTCAGGATTACAGCAAATAAATCCATTTGGAGCAGAACTATCATTTTCACATAGATGTCTAATTAACATTCCTTTAGGTCTCGGTCCTCCATGCTTTTCCATAACAACATTTAGTTTTTTTGCAACAGCGCCACACGTTATACTAAACATTTCACCTTTTTTACCATTGACTGTATTATTACTTCTTAAAACAGGAACACATTTACTTGACATACTTACCTCATTAGTAGTAGTATATTTACGCTTAGGAAATTTTACACACCACTGTAGGAGCAAACGATGAAGAAACCCGGACTTTACGCCAACATCAATCGAAGAAAGAAACTTGGTATTTCAAGGTCAAAGAAGAAATCAACTATCAGCCCAAAAGCATACAAAGCTATGAAGACTGATTTTGGTCGCAAGAAAAAGGCTAAAAAGTGATGAAACCAGAAAATATTAAACTTCCTTGGTCACAGATTGGACTATTGATTGGAAAACTTGTCAAAGCATCTCGCGGTGGGGTTGACAAGGCTGAAGCTGAAGACTTACTCGGCGACCTCGCCGACATCATTACATTCATTACAATACAAATTGGTAATAGATAAGGAGAAAGAGATGGCCGGTTTAAGAGAATCTGTTACAGGAATAACAGACAAAGATGTTGAATATGCATACAGTATGGGAAATCGTTATGGTTTACCAAAAGAAACTGGTGTCGCCGGAGGAGTAGGAAACAAAGGTGATGCTGCTAGACATGTAACATTAGGATATCTTGCTGCTATGGCTGACAAAGATAGAGGAACTTATAACTGGTCAAAAAATCTTGTTCAACTAAAAGAATTTAGTCCTTTAACAAGAAGAGATGCTGATTCTAAAATGGACATGCATAATAATGCTATCGGAATGCAAATTGCAATGTTGGTTGGAGATGACAGAGAAGCATTTGAACGAACTTTAGATTCTTTAATGCAATCATCAAAACAAATTCAATCAGTTGATGATTTTTCATCTGATTTTAGGTCAATGTCACCTGTATATATTGAACCTGGTTATAGAATTTATGCTGGTGGACCAACAGCCATGGCAAATCCTAATTCTGCAACTAAACCTGCAACTAAACCAGAACCCATTAAAACCGTACCTGGCGTAAAAGCCAATAGAAAATAATTAAGGAGAACATAATGTTTGACAACACCGAGACCCCACTAGAGGATACCTCGGTTGCACA